TCAAAATACATTATTATATATGGAGTATGAACAGTAAAAATTCATATAAAACTATTTTCTCTTTTTAAGAGACTGTATTGTTGAACCTGAAAGGAAATTGACAATTTAAAAGATAAATGAATCATAAAAAGCGATTAACAAATAATAAAATGGATATAGTTGTAAAGTGTTTAATACTATTTGGGTTATGTGCAATTGTAAATTCTACGTGTTCTTTAACACCAGATGAACTACACGCAGCGCGTGTATCATCTATTAAGAAAGAAGCAGAAAGATTTTATCTCGATGATTATGATGCGTTTGTTTCATTGAGTAAAAGTATTGTTAATGAAACTACGATTACACATTTTATACAAGCGACAGGATTATTTGGACCGCAAGATGCTATATCTTATGCAGGAAATCTAATTCCTAGAGCACCATATAATATTCATCCTAGTATTAGACAATTCCCGACTCCTGATTTGGTGAATTTGGCTGTTTTAAATGCTGATTTATACCGTGTTCCTCAAACAATGATCTCATTTGTTGGATATAATGCAGTGACAGATGATTATGATGTAAAATTCGATGGAAATCGTAATGTTCAATATTTTTTCTTTGATGAATGCAGTGATCAGATTAATTATATGGTTTCAACGCTAGACCCTGACCAAAATGCATTTTATCCATCTGTCAATCAACCTATTTTTGATCCTATTACAACATGTCAAATAGCTTTTGGAGCTTGTGCACCGACTCCTTATTTCAATTTAACCGGATTTACATCCTTTGAAGAATGTGTAGATCAATATAGTATAGTAGCATCAACACCAAGTCCATGCCCTGCTGCTTTTACTTCGGATACTGTAATATGTCGTGCTCTACATGCATTTAATGCTTTATTCGAGCCTGAAGTTCATTGTGCTCATTTGCCATATATGAATAGCCCAGTATGTTTTGATAGATGTCTTCCTGAATGTTCTGGATGTGATGAGAATGAACGTTGTGTGGCAATTTTTAATGAAGATCGTGTAATTGCTAAAGATTTTGATAACATTGTAAGCTATAGCTGTGAATGTAATGAAGGATATGTTGGTGATGGATATCAATGTCAACTTGCCAGTTGTAGTGCAACATATCAATGTCCTTCTGGGCATCCATTTGGTGTTTGTGATCTTTCCAATGGAACAGGAGTATGTGCTTGTTCAGAAAATCTAACATGGAATGGTGTAGATGGAACATGTGAATGTAAAGAAAATGAAAATCTTTTTTGGGACCAAGGAGCTCCTGTTTGTATTAGAGATGGAAAGTGTGAGAGTAAATGGCAATGTCCTCAAGCACAAAATTATAACTCTTTTAAGTGTAAACAATTTGAATTTCCAAATACATTTTCTCCAGGAGATTGGTGTCTTTGTAATGCAGGTTATGATAATGTAGGAATTGAAGCAGATTGTGTATGTTTGGAACCTAAAGTAGAAAAATGGTCAACTGTTCAAAATGGAAAGGTTTGTCTTGCACCAGGAGAATGCACTGATAGATGGCATTGTAATTATTTGGAAGATTGTGTCATTGAAACAGGAAATGAAATTGGAACATGTCAAGCATAAATAGCAAATATGTGTTATATTTAAAGTCTATAAGTTTATAAACTTTGAAAGTAAAAAAAGGGAATTCTTGCGCATAAAAAGTAATGTTGTTTTTTCTAATAACATTAGAAAATGAATAAAGAGTTGAATCCCGATCTAGATATCTTTATGTATGCTGGAAAATGGTACGTAATTGCTAAATTACATAATCTTTTAGAAATTTCATGTTATCAAACTACAGTAAATTACTATGTAGATGATAGACCTCTTCAAAGAGGAGAACCAGTAGAGCTAGATATTGTAAACACCTGCTATAATGAAAATAGGGATATTATATATCAAGAAAAAGCTAGAGGTTGGATACCATATCCTGATAATCCTGCTGCGTTAATGGTAGAATTTACTGATAATCCTTTTAAGGAATGGCACTTAGTACATGAAACCGATTACATAAACTATAGCGTTGTTGGGTCACCAGATAGACACTTTTTGTGGATTTTATCCAGATATCCGGAGATGTGTGTGAATATGTATGATAAATTGCTCGATTTTATTGAAAAGATAGGCTATGATACAAGTAGAGTACAAGAATCTGAAGGGGCACTTATTGAATGTCCTTATGGTCCTATCTATTCTACAGATATTCCCCGAGGAAACACAGAAAGATCATATAGTCCAGAATCTCCTAAAATACCTCCAAAGATTCTTAAGAAAGTTAAGAAATATAATTACCCAGTAGCTATTGTTAGATATTATCCTTTTCTGATTATAGATGGAAACGATTTTCTATCTGATGTGTGGACTGGAAACAAGAAATTGGATGAATATATTGATGAAGAAATGAGCAAAGACAGTACTAATGTTAAGGGAATTTTGAAATACATAGATATTGCAGATGATACACTCAAAGCTACAAACGATTTCTGGTATGATAAGCCTTACTTTTATCATGTTATTGAACGAAAGGATAAGGGTGAGTTTACTAAAGAAAACCTAGATAATATTAGAGAAAATGTTGATCCATACAATACTGGTCCAGACACTTGGATGGAGGGGGACATAAATATCTGGAGTAGCAATGATCTTCAAGAAATATTGGGAGATAAAGGTAAAGAAAAGTTTATTCGTGATCACGGGGAAAATTATGAAAATGCTGAACTAGGTGTGAATGTAAATGAAATATATCTCTATAAGCCTTAATTTCAATAATTCTATCATCTTTTTCTTCAACTTGATGTTGAAGAAAAAAAGAACAACCATGAGATCAAAGATCTCTCACTGACCAACTATTAGTTTTTTCATGAACTTGAACTTGGAGAACAATTATTTTTATTATTTTACCAAATGGAATAATACTTGAAAGTCAAAGGAGTAATGAAATCAAAAAAAATGGAAAACTTCTTTCGATGTTTCTAAAATGCCACAGATACAGGTATCTACCTGCGTGACTGCGGTTCTGGTGATTATTATCTTTTTAGTGGGTGGGTTTTTGTTAACATTTCTGATTCTATATATCCGTATTAGAGAGGAAAGTGAAGAAAGTATCAAAGCGTTTTGCAGTGACGTAAATGGATTTCTCAAATATTCAGACTCCTTACCTAATCCCATTTCAGATAGTTATGATCCTGTCACCGCTTCTTTTCTATTAACGACTGATCTGAATGTAACAATTGCTAATTGTAAGAAATTCTCTGATACATTACCTTTGCCTCCAGATTTTAATGTAGCTATTCCGTTGAAACGCAAGTTTGATGGCGTTGAGAGAACGATTGGCTATGTTTTTTTCTCTGATAAATTAAAGACGATAATCGTTTCTTTTACTGGGACCTTTTTCTTTGATCAATGGGAATCCGATTTAATTTTCTTTCAAGTAGATCCTACACGATTAAATAATTATGAAAAAGGGATCAAAATACATGAGGGATTTTATAATATATATCTTTCCATCAGAGAACAGTTACTCGAAGAAGTGAAAAAATTTGATCGCGAGGCTACTCAACTCGTGATTACAGGACATTCACTCGGATCTGCATTAATGAATATTGCAGCGTTTGATTTAGCAAAAAATAAACCTAAACCTATAGCGTATGGATTTGCTGGACCCAGAGTTGGAAACGTTAACTTTGCAAAGCGATATAATTCTTTTGATTTAAATAGTCAACGCATATTTAATACCTCAGATATTGTACCTGATCTTCCACCTCCAGTTCTCCAAAGTTTTGTTTATGAACATGTTGGGGAGAATATTCCATTTACACAAAATTTACAAGATCTAACCAAAAATCACATTAATGCTTATGAGAATTTCGTACCAGGGATTGGCATATAATCTTTGAAGATTTAACAATTCAGTGTATAAAGCTAATATGTTATTTAATTACTGTTTTATAAGGGGAGGTCTGAATTTTGCTGCGCCTAAAACGTAGTAAATATGTTGCCCATCTTTTTCTCCAATATAATTTAGATGAATAAAATCATGAGGTGTATTTAGATGGCTAGGTGGTTTTCCATCTACTGTTAGAATTTCTACAACTTCTGTTCCTGCTGTGACAGCAAAAGATTTTTCTGTAGGATTTCGTACCTTTGCAGGAGCAAAACTTCTTGGGTCAACTGGAAATTCAGGTTTAGAAGGGTTGTAAGAACCAACTCCCATAATGTAATAGATACTTCCACTTTCAAATGCTGTTTTCGAGAATTTATCTCGGATGCTTGGAACATTTTTGATATCTTCTGTATTTAATCGATGTGCATGAATGAATCCATGTCTTTGATTTAGAAGAACCGATGGGTCTGGGGTTGAAACAATAAGAGGCTCGATCAACATAATGCCTTCTTCTTCAAGTGGCACCGGAATTAATGAACTTGGTAAAGTTTCAGATATATTGTCAAAAGTAAATACTGATATGACTATTATTATTAAAATAATTACTACAATTGTCACAATGATAGCAACACTATAATTATCGTATTCCATATTTTTATTAACTTAGATTTAATGAAAGTCTTTTTCAACAAGGTAGCTTTGTCAATTTAAAGATTTGGACAGATAACTCTCTCTTTGATGCAGTCACTACTTTATTTTTCGGTTCCAATAAAAATGGGAAAACATAATTGTTGCAATAAGAAGAAAGTTTGCATTCCTGGACCTCAGGGTCCTCCAGGACCACAAGGCGTTCGAGGACCAAAAGGAAATATTGGAGCGACAGGATTTACTGGACCGACTGGAAGTACTGGAAGTACTGGACCGACTAGAGAGCAAGGAATTCCTGGTACAGCATCTAATACAGGAGCTACTGGTCCCACTGGACCTACAGGGGCAACAGGCCCTAGTGATGTTGAAATTTGCGCTACCGGTTTTGGATTTACTGGTCCTTGGGCAGTCGGGGTGACTGGAGTAGATATCAAATTACAAAGAGTTGCCGATCAGGTGACCATCACAGTGGATAGTTTTTCATCAACTGGCGATGGTTCCACTACATTCATCAATTCTACTGATGCCATACCATCACAATTCAGACATGGAGCTGGATCAGATGTATCTATTCCTATTTGGGTCACAGATAATGGGACAGAGATTGTAGGATTAATGAAAGTAGATAGTAGTGGTATTATTTCCTATTCTAGAAATACAACTGTTGGACTGGGAGGAGGTACAAATATTACTGGTCCACATCTAAAAACTACCATCGTCTACAATAAAGGTGTTTAAAAATTAATATTTTGTTGTTAAAAAAATGGGCACAGAAGAATCTAAAATTATAGAAAGAGACGAATCAGATGCATCAGAAGAAGAAAAAGAGGATTCTCTGGTGATGCGCCCTCATTGTTTTCAAGATAATAAAGATGCTATGGCAACTTATAGATGTCGATTATATCTTGAAGGAATGGAACAACTCTATAGCTATCCAAAGTTATTACGATTTTGGAAACCTCCTTTTATGGTTAAGGGTTGTTTATATCATATTTCATATCTCGCCTGTGATAGATGTATTACTGAGGATGTAAAACCATTCTTTACTCATTATCCTGATGGATGGATAGAAAAATCCAATGAAGAAGTGATGTATGAGTTGGCCAAATTAGAGTAAAATAAATATGAAACAAGTTCATATTTATTTTTTTTCAACCTATTTGTTGATCTGTGTATACTTCTATTCTTCGGTCTAGCCACTTGCATCCAACATCGATGAGTGATTCAATGGCAAGAGAGATCAATCGTTCAAATGAAACATAACAATAACATAACTTCATTTCACAAGAATCCTTTTTTACTTATTAAAAGAAACAATATACATTTATTTTATTTTTTCTCTAATTGCGATTTCTGTATGAGATTGATTTTCTCCTCGATAAGATCGGTAATCATTTCTTTTATTATTGGGTCATCTCGAAAGTTCGAATTAGTCACCAATGGAAGAACTGGAACATAATGCCCTTTAGAAATTTCTACAGCATCGTTTTCAAAAAATTTATCATGTTTTTTCTCTAACAATTCTTGGTATTCTTTCTTTATCCCTTCTTCTCCATTTCTTGACCTTTCTATTACACGTTTCATACATACATCCAGATCAGGCTTCAAGTAAATAAACATGTTTGGTTGGAAAGGCATTATTTCTTCCCATAGATCCCACCATTCCTTATAGTGTTCCATTTCCATATCATCCACCATGCCCATCTCATATAATGTATTCATAAATATTGTATCTGAAAAGATGCTTCTTTCCAATATAAATACATCTGTATTGTCTTTATGTTTTCTATATTGGGATTGACATTCTCGAACTCGATCGAGAAAAGCCTTGGTTTGAAAATGATAGGCATAACGATCCGGATCATCATAGAATTTCTTTAATAATTTATCTGACTCCCACTTAGATACTGGCTCATCTACAATAGTTACCTTCCAACCTCTTTCCAAAAGGATGGGCAAGAGACATTGATGGATTTAAGTTGTTTTTCCGGCACCTATGATCGCTTCTATTGCTATTATTATCATATTTATGTTGTCAAAAAAACCGTAAATATATCTCATTTATTATGGGGAAAAGAGTTTTTAATCTACAATATGCAACCACATAGGAAAATATAATTCACCCAACGTTTTAACCTTTCCCACCAAAAAACATCGAATATTTCATGGTCAGATTCAAACAAAGTTTTGTACATTTTATCACCTCAAACATAATAAAATAAAACACTTTTGATTAACGCATTGACCAATTGAACGATAATAAAACTTTTTAATACATAAAAGTTTGTCCCTTATTAAATGGAGAATAGTACAACAAAATCATCCATACCATGTGAAAGGCCGGATATAGCTTGGCCTACTATTGGTGTTTTTATAATTGCGGCTACGATGAGTTTTATATCTTGTATATTAGGCACAGGAATGATTTTTCCTGTGATCGCATTTCACTTTCCAACAACTTCAACGTGGTCGTATTGGATTTTTTCAATGTTTTTGGGAATTTTTTGTTTTATTGTTTCAACTGTTTGTAGTTATACTCAGTTTACAGTAGCTCATGATGCAGTACATTGTTCTGTTTCTAAAAAATATAAAAGTTTAAATGATTGGATTGGGTGGTGTGCCCAACTTTGGCTTGGTCCTACTGCTTGTAATTGGGATGGATTGAAATATAATCATCTTGCTCATCATGCACACACTAACCACCCAGATTATGACCCAGACTATTGGTGTTCTTTAAAAGGTCCTGGAGGAAAATATTTAGCTGCTTTACGTTGGATGTTTATAGATGTATCCTATTATCAAATTTATTTTAAGAAAATCATTCAAAAACCATTGTTAGAGCAATTAAAAGCTTATGGTATTGAGGTTTGCAAATATCTTTTACTTGTTGTTGCTTATAAATGGGGTTATTTGCCTTTCCTTTTTCAATATTGGATATTACCTGCAAGATTAGCATTGTTTGTCTTGGCATACGCCTTTGATTTTCTTCCCCATTTCCCCCACGAAATAACACGCAAAACAAATAAATATAGAACCACTGCCTACATATATACTCCTTGGATTTTCAGGCCCTTATTGTCTCTACTCATTTTTTATCAAAATTATCATATAGTTCACCATCTGAAACCTACTGTTCCTTTTTATCGATATAAGAATGTGTGGGGGGTTATGAAGAACGAATTGCTCGAAGAAGGAATCATTGTCAGAGATATTTTACCCAACCTAATCGAACAAAAAATTGTGGATATTCTAGGTGACGACGAATTTCATGAACTAAAGAAATACAACAAGGAAGATTAAAACTTATAGATATCTATATATATATAGATATCTATAATAAAATTTATGAATCCATAAATTTTACATGGGACCGAGACTTTAAGAAGCTTGAAGATAAATAATCTGATGGCGCAATCGATTTGTTTGAATATATTTAGGTTTTCCAAATTTAGTTATTTCATCATATTTAGCATCTAAAAGATATTCTTTTAGTTCTTCTAAATGTTTAGATTTTACGTTTTGATAAATCAAGCATTCATTCGCTGGCAATCCTCTTTTTTCCAATGTTTGTTTAATATCAGTCACAAATTCAGGTATATAATTTAACATGGGTAACAAATCACACAATTCTCCTTCGAATTCGAGAACGTCAGAAATATAGTATTCTCCATACTCTGATTTTTCAGAAATATCTTTTTCCTTCTGGTACTTGTCAAGTAGATGTTGATATCCAACTATATCTGGAGAAACGGTTGGAATTATCCACATTCCTTCTACAGTCTTTTCATCATAAATAATGACTTCGTTTTCATCTTCCGTTTCTTTCTCATCCGGATCACCAAAGTATAGGTTTTCACCATTTACCATTCTTCCATCTTTTAAAAGAAATTTAGTAGTAAAAGGAGCATTATATTTCCCTTTAAATCCTACTGGCTGACTATTTGTTCCGTTTATTACCCAAACAGCCTCAAATCTTGTATAACCATAAATATAATTTACCTTTTCATTCACTTGATGGTTTTCTTTGATTTGAGGAAAGAGACTTTTAGTAGATTTTGATTGAATAACTACATAATCGTATTTGGTTATTATAGTCAAAATGGGCTTGAAATATTTATTGTTGTAAGATTCACATCCTAAATCTTCTCCCAAATGAGATTTCAAAAATTCATAAAGATCTGCTTTCTTTTTATACTTGGATCGGTTAGGCAATTTATGTTTTGTGGCAATCCCTCGTAATTCTTTCAATGTGAATTGATTCATCGTGATTGAAACCTCTAACATTAGCATATAATATTCATTTTTTAGGGAGAATAGATCTTGAAGAAACAAATCACCAAACAACTTACTTTTTTATAAACTTGATGTTGGAGAAACAAATCACCAAACAACTTACTTTTTCATAAACTTGATCTTGAAGAAATAAATCACCGAACAAC